CAATAGCGTCTATAGGGCTGGTTAATTGTAGGCCATGGATAGTGGATCCATCTGGAGCGATTCTGACCTTCTCGGACAGTACGTTGCCGATTCTGGAATCCAGGCGCAAATACCCTTCAGAAGTCCCGGCCCCCATAGCCCCACCAATGGCTGCCATCGGAAATGTCGTGATTCCAAGTTCAATAGAAGTTCCCCGATCCGGTCCTCCAGTATCGTTGGTAAAGCTCGCTTGAGGGGCAAATCCAGGGTTAGCTGTTCTTCCTTCTAACAGAAATCCAGCTTGAGTCCCGAAGATCGTTACTTTTCGAGCGGCCGTATCAATAAGAACAGTTCTCGTGTCAGGGGGGAAATTCGTCTGAGTGCTTCCTGAAACGACTACGGTCTCGTTGACCGTATCAATGATGAAAACGTCCTGGGCGTCACCATCCTTGCGAACCAAGAAAGCCTCCGTGCTGTCCACGTCGATGATCAGGCCATCAACAACGAAGCTCCCCGGAATCGTGAGGTTTCCCGCATCGTCAATCTCGAAGACCGTAGCGTAGCCAGCTGCGTCGATCCTGGTTTGGATGGTGAAGATCGACCCCGTACCATCGTCGGCGGTCACGTTCACAAAGGCTTTCCAGTCAATGTCGTGGGGAGTTGCCGTTTCGAAGCCCTTGCCCGTCCAGAGGATCGAGTGAGAATCACGTTGTCCGTCGCCAACGAGAACCGCACTGTCGAGAACTATAATCTCGATCGGTGCTGTTTCACCTGTTCCAAAACGGATGTTTGGCGCATCCGTATCAACGATGAACACATCTCCAGTGTTATTGTTTTTGCGGAGCGTTAAAGCCGCTGCGTTGGTCAGATCATGGACCACTGGTTGGCTGAATGTCCATTGACTGTCGATGCTGGAATAAGACGCAAACTCCTGGGAGTCGTCGATGAAGAACCTGACCGTGGTATCGGCGTTGATCCGAGTCTGAGTGCCGCTGAGAGAGCGAATTGCATAGTTGTTAGCCGTTGGGGTAACAGCACCGAGCCAGATTCCAGGAGCTGTCGAACCGATGATTGTTCCCGCATCGAAGAAAAAACGATCCCCGGCAACGGGACCTTGAATCGTGAACTCACCCGCATCACCGAGAGTCATCCGAGTGTCGAAGCCAGCTGCGTCGATCCGGGTCTGCCAGGTGAACAGCGAACCCGTACCATCGTTGGCGGTCACGTCCACAAAGGCTTTCCAATCAATGTCGTGGGGAGATCCATCGTTGGACAATCCGGTAAGGATAATCGCCCCTGAGTCTTGCTGACCTGGAGCAGCCAGATCGGTCCCATCAATGGTGATGGCATCGTAGGCTGAGGTTTTGTCCTGGCCGATCAGAACGCCGTTGGTGAAGAGGTTCCTTACCGCGAAGCTCGCATTTCCAAGGTCGTACCTGTTGGTGATGAAAGGCATGAACTCGAAGTCGGCAGTAACCGAGCCTTGAATGCTCCACCGCTCTACGCCCTCGTTAAAGAACTCAAGAGCCCCCACACTAACGTCAAGGAGAAGATCGTATTGACCACCACCCGCCGCTCGCACGGCTTTGATTAAAACTTCACCGTTGCCACTGTTGACACCTATAAGAGACAGGTATCTGTCCGAAACGCCATCATCGAAGGAGTAGATTCTGAACTCTTGTTGAACTGCTGAAGCACCAGGGTCAACCAGGGCAAGAATGCCAGCCGTTCCATCTCTGCGCAGAATCACGTCACTGGCAGCACCGAAGGTGAAAAGGGTGTCATCGGACCCCATCCTCACCACATCGTTGACCGTATCGACGATGAAAACGTCACCCGCATCCCCATCCTTGCGGATCAGCACGGCCTCGGTGTTGTCTGAGTCGATGATGAGCTGGTCCATGGTGAAGGTCGCACCGCTGACGGTCAGGAGGCCGTTGTCGTCGACGGTCAAAATATCGGTGTAAGGAGCCCCATCAATGCGAGTCTGGAGGGTCCAGAGCGAACCTGTGCCATCATCGGCGGTTATATTGACGAAGGCTTTCCAGTCAATCGTGTGAGGACTTCCATCGTTGGAGTGGGCTTTCCACAAGAAAGCGTGGGAATCGAGCTGTCCAGGCGCACCAAGGGGTAATGCGTCAAGAATGACCGCATCAATGGGCGAGTTTTCAAGGGTTCCCGCTGTGAGCGAGCGTTGGACAACCTTATCCTCTGGAAAGGTTGCCGCCTCGAAATTCCCGCCAAGTATTGCTACGCCGCCGACTGCTCCCATACTTCTCCTATATCAATGCCAGGTACTGCACATTCACACCGTCTAATCCGACCTCACCGTGAATAAAGATCTCATTGAGGTTGATCGTCGTATTTCCCGGGGCCGGAAGCGTGGTGAAGGGCAACGTATTTCCGATGATCGGAGTTTGCAACTCCACGCCGGCCAGTCCATCGTTGAGAACCGTACTATCACCCACAAAGATCTTCCCGCCGTTGCCCCGCAAGACCTGGAGCAATACCCAAACGGCCTCGATAGACAAACCACTGAGGACCGTGGCCGCTGGAGAAGCTGGCAAGGTGACATTCGAGAGCAAACGAATCGGCACTTACCTAAGTCCCCCTAGAAGATCAATGGATGGATCATCCGGTTCTTCTGGGTTTTTCCCGTCCGTGTGGGACTTGTAGATAAACCGGCTCCCGCAGAAGTAATCCCCCTCATTCGGCTGGCGAACCGGGATCCCTTCTTCCCCATCGGTCTGAGAGTTGATATCCAGCGGCTTGGCCGTGGTTAAGATCCCCTCATCGTTGTCGTACTTCTCCTGTGTGGTATCGACTTCGGCGTAGTCGCTATACCTGTCTTCGTTGCCCGGAGTGACTTTTCCTGGTTTCCCTTCTGCGTGACTCATGGTTTCCTCCTTTAAGGTAAAACTATGGTTACCGGGACCCTTTGCATCCCAAGTTCTCTCGCTGCTATCAGCCGATGGTTGCCCTCAATCAATAAGGCATCCACGTTCATCCTCTTAATCCTTGGTCCGCTGCATTCAAGACGGAGCGATTGTTTAATCCCATCCTTCTTGATCTGTTCCTTGAGCCAGTCGATAGTGGCTCGATCCTCTTCTTCCAATTTACCCACCGCGAACTGCTCCAGAAACTCAATAGGGAGTTCATCCCCGTACAGACGCCTGTACTCATCAAGCTGATTGCGCAAATATTCTTTCAATGGCCCTCGCTTGTGATCGCATGAGAGTCAGCACAGTGGCTACTCCTGCCTCATACCGTGCGTGACAGTATTTCTCCTTACTCAATTCCTGGCCCTCGCCCTGCTTTCCAAGCATCTTCTCGAGTACACCGTAGAGGATGTAGTGAAAGAAGGCTGGAGTGATGTTCAACAGGTCCCCAGAGCTGGTCAGCGTAGCGGGCAGGATCGTGTAGGTCAGGGTGAAATCCTGGCCCGGGGGCGAAACGTCCCGATCCACTTCAAACCGCTTGGTCAAAAGGAGGTCCTGGTGGTACTGCTTGGGTACACCAGCTGGCTGGTTCTTCCAGTCCCGGTTCTCCATATCGAGCATCCACCGGTCTGTCCGGTGCAGGGGGACCTGGTTGAAGGTGATCCGATCAATACTCATCGAATCGCTAGGTTCTAAGAACACACGATCGCCAGCTGTCGCACCAACGGTATCCTGTCTCTTGAAACAGCCTGTTCTATCGAAAAAGTCCTTCTCAATATCATTGATGTAGCTGATGATCTCTGACTCGGTCCAGAAGCCCGATGAGAACGTATCTTCCTCCTGGGTCATGAAAATGATCTGATCGAGCATGTCTTGAACCGTTTGCGGTCCCAGAGCTGGAGCGACAGACTGGGCGTAGACGATATTGACCCCTTCCCCGCTATTATCCACGTCGATGAACACCGCATTCAGGTCAATGAGAGCGTCTGACCGCTTGCTTTCGAGGGCTTCAAAGGGCAGGGACATACTCGGAAGCGGTGCTTCAAGAGTGATCCCGCCCAGGTTCGTGTTGTCCACTGTGGAATCTCCAACGTAAACCTTTCCAGTGTTGGTCCGAAGCACCTGGATGAAGCACCAATTCGTTTCGATCGACGTGGCCGAGAGCGGTACGGCTGTCCCGGCCGTGGTCGCAATAAAGTTATTGATCGTCGCCAACGTCATCGTCTACCGCTCACCCTTCTAGCCTTCCGCTTCATACTTCTTCTTTCCTGCTTCTTCACCCGTCCAGCTTCATTGTAAAAACTACGGCTCCTGACTCCCCTTCTCCTTTTTCTGGCAATCGGACCAGGGCCTTTAGAGCTCCCCGTCATATCTCCTGGTATGCCGATCATGGCCGTAGTTCCCAGAGAGCTTTGTAAGCTCCCCCCTCCTCCGGAGGTCCCTGGAATATCCCCTGTATTCGATACCATCTATCTCCCTCGATCCGGAGTTGAGTAGGAAGGCCCTGTATCCAGAGCGGGTTCCGCTGTCCAAATGACGGGTTGTTGGCTGTAAACCTTGCGGGCCACATCACCCATACGCTCTAAAGCATTTTTGAAAGCTGCCATAGCGTGTGCAAACTCAGGCCCCCCTTCCTTGAAACGGGAAATGTGGAAGGTGTAATCCTCGATCGACTCAATGAACTCATCGTCCATATCAATCGCATCATTGTTGTCTTCGATACTGGCCGGGAGCTTCATGACCACAAAATCAACCGTGACGGACGACGCTACCGTGGGCCTGGGGAAAATAGCAAAGAGGTTGCAACCGATCGGAGCCCACCGCTTCAGGATGGTCCCTGTCTTGCCTTCCCAGAAACGATCTTCGCGGTCCAGGTCCTCCAGCGTGACCCGTTCCAGCGACTTGTCTCCAACGGAAGCAGCCATGACCGCGATTGTGTCGGTAGGTGGTGCGTAGAAGTTGTCGGTAGAGTCGGTGACGACTCCACTCTCTAGGTGCAGTTTAGCTGCTAAGTTGTTCAGCTCCTTCATGCCCTCGTTGAGATAGAGGAGCATTTCGGGCCGAGTCCAGAAAATAGGGGAAATCGTCTCGTCCAGTCTTTTGAGGACCAGGTCGATCACTTCCGCGCCTGATATCGCCATTCGCTACACCCATCCCGCGTATGAATCCCAATCGTGGCTTTGATGCCAATCGGCGCCGAAGCCTCCGAAGGGCCAATCCGCATACGACCACTGTTGCCGCATGATCATGGTGTTGTCGTCTTCCATCTCCATTGCTTCTATGTCCACAACGGCCTGAGATCTGAGCGTGGCTGATTGCTGTGGGTCGTAGTAGATCCCCCCCTCAATGATCTTGTGCTTGGGCCAAACGAGAGCGTCCGCGGTGGTCAACCGCACGATAACGTCGGAGCGGATCCCATTGGGAAGAATATCCCCATCGTCCTCCAGCGGAGGGAACTGATAGTGATAGAAGAAGGGGATGGCCTGCTCTGAAACCGGACGAGGATAAAGCTCGTAGAGTTGAGATCCAGCGGGATCAACCTCATGACTCACCACCATGTAAGTCGTCTGGGTCAGTGTCCGGTGCGGATCCGAATAGTCGATCGTATCTTTGGGCATGTGAATAATGATCCGATACCGACGCTCCAGGTTGACCACGGAGATCAACATTTTCAGGTCGGGCGCGAAGTTGGTGTAAACCAAGCTGAGCGAATAGCTGGCTCCTAGCTCGGAGGGCTGCGCAACAATGTCTTTAAGGATCATACGAGTCGGGCTGGAGAATCCGGTGGCCGTGTAAAACGGCGAGTTGATTCCGACCTTCAGCTGCAAGTTGCTGAGTGAAGATCTGGTGACCGTTTCGCCAGCAAGGTGAGTTTTAGTGAAACTGGCCTTGAAGGTCGTTGCCGTAGTGTCGTAGACGTAAACGCCTTCTTCGTTGGCCCCTCCACCGTCGATCAGCATATAGGTGTTGGGTTCAACCCCCGCCATTGAACCGGGAGTGGCGTCGAGGACCTCGGCTGAGATCACATCGGCTGAAAGAGTGGTGCTAACCACATCATCCACAGGCCAGCCCGTTGCCGTTCCAATGACCACATTGGAGCCAGTGACAGCGTCAATCGTACCGTCAGCGAAGGCAGCTGGAACGGAAAGGATCAGCTGCTTGGTCAGACCACTCCACACCCGCTTGGAAGTGATGAGGCGGAGGTTGTCGTTAATCTTCCTGCGTATCAGCTGTGGGGGATATTTCGGGCAGACCGTTAGAATATGATCTTGCATCTCCCGAAAGTTCTCTTGAAACCGTCCACCTGGCATTCAACACCCCGCAACCCCTATCCGATACCAACAGCCGTTACACGCACGGTCAGATCCGACAGATCCGTGGCGTTTGGAACCTCGCGCAAGGGCGCAGTACCGTTGCCCTCAAATGCCAACAGCAGCCCGTTGTCCCGATCGTACTGGACAACCCTTCCAAAATCGCTTCCAAGCCCACCCTGATCGGAAATCAACTGATTGATCCGACCCAAACCCAGATCGGCTGCGGTCAGAGGCTCCCCATTCGTGATATAGGAAGCATCGAAGGTGATATCGACCCTCACACCCCGCTCGTTTCCTACGGACAGATCTTCTCGGTTCGCAAAAGTCAAAGGCATAGTTACACCTCTCCCTCGTTAAAGTAGGAGGGGCCACAAGGACCCCTCCCGTTGTGCTTGCTTTACCGCTGCGCGAAGCCTACCAGTCGAGATTCTGGAGAATCACGGAGTTCTGGTTGCTTACACGCGCGCTGATCACACCACCGTAGACAGTGTCGATAGGTGCAGCTCCCGCTACACTTCGATTAAACGTCAAATCGGTAGAGCCACCAACGACCTTGTCTCCAGCTGCCGTGGAAGCAGCGGTGTTGACCAAAGCCACACCACCCACCTGCAGGTAGCAGAAATTGCCGTTTGTGACGACATTTCCATAGATTCCAGCAACGGCATTCGCTCCACCGATACTGTCGGTTTGGTCGCCAGTGATGGTATAGATCCCGGTCTCGGGATCCAAAGCCAAGAAATGCGCGACTCCACCAACGGTAACGGCTACAGCACCGCTGCCTTCATCATGAAGACAATAACGATAAAGGTTGCCATCGAAACGGACAATCGTCCCTAAGACAGCGTTTGAGATACTTCCCGGTAAACCAGGAGATTCCTGAAACCTCTCTGGCTCGTTGACCGTTCTAGGGTCCCCGGTACTGATCTGAGCTGTCTGCGGTGAAAGTCCAAAGCGTTCGCCTGCCATAATTTAACTCCTTTCTTTCACCTTAGTTGGCGATATCCCTCAGAATGAAATTGAGACGAGGAGCGGGGAACAGTAGGTTTCCTGCGAACAGGTACTGGCCGGCCACGTCATCCGTGTTCTGGGCTTCCTTCCATCCGGTGAACCCAAATTGGTACTTCCGGTTGGTGGTGATCCAGAACTGCGCATGTTTCGTGTTCATGCCAATCAACTGCTGCGCGGGTTGATACTGATCCACGACCATCTGAGCTCCATTCCATCGAAGCGACATGAACCCAATCTTTGCCACATCGGAAGACTCCTCGAGGAATCTCTGCTGCGGCTGGATCTTATTCCAGAATAGGTTCCACACTTCTTGGTCTGAAGTCATCAGATCGACGTGCTCCGCACCGAACCAGGCCGCACCAAACGCGGTTTGCACCCCGCTCAGTGTGAGTGTCGGGAGACTTGCAAAGAAGCCATTGATCCCGGCATTCTGCGTCCCGTCAGGAACGATATCGCTCCTGTCGATGCCGCCGTACGAACCAAAATTCGTCCCGTTGTCGAAAGCCGCTTCCATACCATCCAACTGGAGAGTTGAACTGTTGGTTCCCTGGCCATCCAGGTACATATCCGTGGCTAACAACTTCGCCATTTTGCCTGCGGCATTGACGAGTTTGCTCTCCACATAGGACATGGCTGCTTCCGGACCTCGATTGAGAACATTGTCCGTACCGAAGAGGGTGACGTTGACGTAGTAGTATTTGACGTTGACCTCGACAGCGGTGTCGGTTTCAACATACGACGTATCAAACGTCCCACCTCGGCTAAAGGCGTCACCAGTCAGCTCGGCGTAGATAATCGGATGACGAATCGTCCGACCACCTTCAAAACGCTCAGCGTTTCGAGTACGCAAACGAGTGAAGACCGGGGAAGCCTCGTAGACGTTGTCCACCAACCGTGGGATGATGAATCGGTTCGTCTTCGAACTAATGTCATCAAAAGTCAGTGCCATTACTTCCTCCTTGAATTAACAAATAAAACAACAAGTGGCTTGCTTTGGCACTTTCGACTTCCCGAACAGCCTTGCACTGTGGGTTGCGGCAATGGTTTTCGAGGCCACGGCCTTCCCACTTGGCTTGCGGCGACGGGCTGCGACGGCTGAGCCTTGCAGACCTGTCCCTTTTCCCTATCCTTCTAGTTGGGGGTCACTTTCCCTTCTTTCCGAAGCTCGGCAGCAGCGGCCATAGCCGCTTGTTTGGTTGTCATGGCGCTACCGCCATCTGCTTCCTTGCCGAGCTGCTCTAGTCTCGTTTCAACGGGGCCTTTACCCATGCTTGCCGCCCCATCGTTGTCTAATGGAAACTGCATCTTGGACTCGATCTTCACGCGTTCATCCTTGCGGGCAGCTTCGATCTTTGCCTCCACTCGCTTGTCGCCCACATAGAGATCGTAAGCGTTCTTGAAGTCGTCCTGGGACCCGACCATCTTCCTTTCGGTCGCATACTTGATGAACGCATCACGGTCCAGGGCTTCGCTGAACTCTGTGTTGTGGCTTTGATTGAGATCCATCAAAAGGAACACGTTGTCGTAGATGTTGCCTGCGAGTCGATTACCACCTTCCATCAACATCTTTTCAGCCTGTTCCTGGGTGAACACATCCCCATTGGCCGCGACATTTTTCAGTTCCTTGACTTCCGAACGAAGGGTGGTGAGTTCCTTCAGCATCTCGCCTTCTTCTCCAGCCTCAAAGTTTCCCGTGCGGATTTTGTCTTCAAGCTCAGTGATCTTTTCATCCCTTTCGGTCAACTTTGATTCCATGCCCTCTCTGGCAGAGACATTGTCCTTGACGACCTTTTCCGCATCCTCTTTCCACTTGCTCCACTTTTCAGATCGGTCATTGACCTCGGTCTCTTTCTTTACCAGTTCGTCTTCTTTGGCCTTCAGCTCCTCCTTGCCCTCATTCATCTTCCGGTCGTAGTCGGACTGACGGAGCCAACCAGCCTGAAGTTCATCCGGAGCGTTCTCCATGGTCTTGAGGAGCTGGCTCCGATAAGCGTCAGTCATGTCAGTTTTTTCGATAAATTCTTTCAGTTCCGGTCTCAAAGGCATTGCTTCAACTCCTTCAGCTTCCTTTCGCTTTCCCCGAAGGGATTGCGCGAGAGGTTGCGCGTTAGGGATTAAAAATATTTAATCTGGAGAAGGACTGTGCTAGGATGGGTTTTCCTATTACCCCATCTGGAGTCCTTCTCCAGATCAACTGCCCTGGGGGAACCATTCCCCCGGGGCTTTTGCGTTTTTACACGCTTACAGGAACCTTCGTTCCCATATTTACTGCTGGCATCGCACCCAACGGCGGTTGTTGAGCTGGAGCACCACCGGCCTGATCTCTACTGACCTCTTCTCTCATAGTGGCGATAAAATAGCGAATATCAGGGAGAAGTTCTGGAAAGTCCACCTTCGCCAGTTCCGCTTCCAGGGCTACCGCTGTCTGAATCGCACCACCTGAATCTGGCATAGCATCCAGGGGTGTAGCCGGTACAGCAGTCCCCGATTCCGATATCTTCTTCGTCAGCTTCGTGATCAGCCCATCGGCTACGGGAGCAAGTCCCGGTTTCATCTGGACCAGTTTCGCGGCGAGCGAAGTAATAAGATTCAGGTTGGGTTCTCCAGGGATTTCCCCAGGGAGTCCTGGGGGTTGCTGCGCTCCTGGCGGTGCTGGAGCTGGAGCTGGAGCTGGTTGCGCACCTAACTGCGCTCCGGGAGTTTGAACTCCCGGCTGCATTTGCGCTGCCACATCCAGTGACGGTGGAGGCGGGATGCCTAGATCAGTGTAAGCCACAGGTGCTCCCTAGTAAGGGTTGTGGCCACTCTTGTAGCTCTTGCCCATTCCCTTACCGGAGTCTCCACCTCTCTCACCACCTGGCCGCTTCTGGTTCACAGAAATCGGCTCAGGAGAGTGTGGGCAGAAAACGGCAGGGGAAGTGAAACCATCCGGAGCCGTTCCCGGAGGATAGGTCCCTGGGTCGTGACCGGGATAAGCGGCCGGGGTAACGAGATCATGCCCGCCCATCTTGCCTTTCTTGTCGCTGTAAGCCATTGCTTTTTACCTCCTGTTGTGTCGCCCTTTTGAGCGACGTGTTTTCCGTCGCGTCTCCCGAGTCGCTTTGCGCTGCTCGGAAGCGGCTATTGCGGTAGCTACCTTTACGTCCCTGACGATTTCACCACTACCGCCATGGTGAAGTGATCTGTTGCCATACTCGCCCATGACCCTCTTGAATTTCGGGCCAACTGGCATTTTTCCTTTGGGCGGTTGTTTAGCCATACTTCTATTCTCAGCATAAATAGCTTGTCAAGCTAATTGCAATAAATTCCCTATGTTTTGGGAGCCTTTTCCTCCGGGCCCGCCTGCCTGTCCTCCTCCTGCCTGTTGAGCGAGCATTTGACTCAGAGCCATCCTGCGAATCATGGCTACTTCTTCTTCGCCCAACTCCTTCATGACTCTCTTGTATTCGTTCTCCATTCCAAGTTTCCGGAACAACGCTTGGGTGCTGTACCTTCCTTCCTTGGCTAAGGCGAAAGCCACAAGAGCTTCTTTCTCGCGGGTAGCATTGAGTGTGCTTCCTTGCGCCATCAGAAAGACGAACTGCTTTCTGTGATCTCTGGGATGGATGCCATGGGGAACCATCGTTCCCGGATCCCAATCAAAAACGTCCTCGAAGGTCACTCCGTCAGAACCCAAAAGGAACATTCGCCGGCGCACGTCATAGAACTGCATGAAATTGGAGATCATCTGTTCGCCCATCTCCCTCAGTGCCACTTCCATGTAACGACCCCGGAGCCTCATGATGGTCTGTTGATTTTCTCTGAGCTGCTCCAAGGTGTTTCCAGCTGGCGTGATTTTCTTGCGGGCCAATCCTCCAACATCGAGTAGGCCCGAATCGTCATCCATTTCCTGTTGAGCATAGAGAAGTGTGTTTTGAACAAAACTTGGTAGATCAGGGACCCGAGCATATTGCGGTGCTGCGGGTGACTGTGGGCTGTACCCAATCTTGGCGTTGGGCATGTTGGGATCCATCTGCGCTTTAACCGCGTAGCTGAAAGCGTTGTCGGGGAAGATGAGCGGAGGGTTGACTGCCTTCTTGATCATATCCAAGATCCCGGCCAGGACCGTGTTGACGATATCCTGCATAGGAATCTTGGTACGCAATTCGCTGACACCATGAAATTGCCAGGGGACCGGCTTGAGTCGAACCACAATGAAAGGGTAACGACCGTGCCAGTAAGGATTGGGACCATCGTACATCAGATCGAACTCGTCCCCACCGGTGATGATGAGTCTGCCACGAGGGTAGAGCTGGTTCCCAGGTTCAACTCGATAGGCCCAGTTGGTATCAGTCGGACCCATGATCACAGCCTGATCGCTGGTGTTGAGTTGATAATCTTTAATCCAAAACTCTGTGTATGGTGCTTGTTGAAGGACACCTGGGAGATACTGAGGGACTCCACCAATAACTCGCTTCATCTGAGGAGACAGAAGCTCAAAGGCATGTTGGCCGACATACTTGGGCCGCGAGAACGGACGAGCGTAACTGCTGTGCTCAACGCTTGGTTTTACTTTCCATCCGGCGAGGGGAAACCGCCTTTTGAAGAAGGACAACGATCGGCTCGTTCTATAAACAACCCCTTCCCAATCCTGTAATTCATAGCTTGGTCCTATTGGCATCACTTCAGCGATACCAAGTGGAACCAGCTGAAAGTCACCTTCTCCACCCATAAGGCTGGAGTTCCAGACAATTCTCAAGAAGCCGGTACTGAGATAGGCGTGAATGGTCGCCATGGCTAGCTTCAGGTCATTGTCCTGCATGAGCCACCACGCTTTTGTGGTCTTTGAGTAAATTTCAGCTTGTTCGTGGTAGATAGAATTGAGGGCCTGGACTTCGAAGGTGGGTCGAACATCGGTCAGAACGGCTGTCACTTCCTCAAGCTGTCTCAGGAGACGGTTGTTGATTGGTGCAGCCTTGTAAGAGGGTCTCTTGGTCGGCCACTGGTTCCCCATCAAGTAGGAGATGTGTTGATCTATCTGGCGTACTTCCTCAGAAGCCGACATGTATTGCCAAGCCTGTTCATGGGCGGTGTGGCAATAGTCCTTTAGCCTCTTCTCCTGCTTCACTGGATCGAGTCCTGGTTGGTACTGAAGAAGCTCCCAGGGCTGTTCTGGAATTGTGTCGTCTAAATTGTCAAATACTGCCATGTTTCTTCACTTGTTCCTGTCGGTATTCGCCTGGGCTCATGATCAACTTTGGTTCAGGGATTTCTTGGACCTTCGGCGGTCTGGACACTTCTATCTCGGCATCACACCCATACTGATTGCAATAGAACACTACGTCACCATCTTCCCGGAGGTAGACCACATCGTAGGCGACTCGTTTTTGTCGTCGATCGCATTTGGGACAGATGAAGGTCATGTATTCGGAGCCTTCTTCCTTGTACCGCATGATCCGCTTCATCATGCGACCCGTAACGGTGTCCTTATACTTTTCTTTGCGGTCAACCAGGCCCCCGCCTCGGTTGGTGATTTTCAGAGCTGTCGTGTGAAGAACAATCCGCGTCATCGGCCCTTTCTCCCCGCATCGAAGTAAGTGCGGTTCGCTGTGTCTTTTTGCCTGAATCGCTGATTGTGAGGCTTGGTTCCCTCGGAGATTAGGTTGGGATCAGCGATCTGCTGCACTCCAAACGTATTTTGAAGCACGCTGAGTTCCCCCTGAGTGCGAACAGTCAGCGGTTTTCCTTCAGGGTGAATGTGGGTCGTTGTGAATGGCTCAAAGGGAGCGTTGACCGCTGTACTGAAAAGCATTTCCATGCGCTGACCGCAGCAGCTCGGCCAGATCGGTTCTGGGTCGAACTGCACGTTGGGAACGTCGATTTCCTTGCGTCCACATTTTGAGCACTCAAAATCCCAAACTGGCATGATTAAGCGGTCTGTTCCGCTTGCTTGTCCTTTGGCTGCTCGATATAGAGACCCCGGAGGTACTCTTCAAATTGCTGATTGGCAAATTCCTGAAGCGGAATCCCCATGCCCTGTGCGAAGTCCTTGAATGACTCTGCACACCACTCTGGCAACTGGATCACGATCTGATCATCCCGGAGAGTCAATCCATCTACCGCAGCTTTCCCCTGAGCGGCTTTGATAGCACCCTGCGCGGTCTTGAGCTCCTCTTTCATGGAGAAGATTGCCCCGAAGAGATCAGATGGCCCTGCAACGTCCTGTCCCAGAAGTTTCTGGATGCGATCACGGTTCTCCTGATCGACGACGAGGACCTGGCCGGAGTATTCACGCGTTGCGGCTTCCTTCTTCTCCTCCGGAGTTGGATCTGGCTTTACGGGTACAGACGCCTGTACTGTCGCAGGCTTTCCGAATTTCGCATTGGCCTTCTTGATCGCATCCTGCATATCGCCGGTATCGTTGAACATGTGGCCTGCGTCACAGAAAGTCCCAAAGACCCCCTCGCGGTTTTTTAGATGGTTGTCGTGAATGCCCCCGAAGCGGCATGTTGGACAAAGAACTTCAGATGTGGTTACTCCTGGCATAATGTCTCCTCTTTAATTGTGCGTGTCGCGTCAACCCCTACTCGACGATTTCCATTCTCGCCGTGGGCGCACGCAGCTTCTTTCCCTTCAACTCACATGGAACGCCTAGAGCGATTGACGGGGTGAAAGGGTGAAGGTAATACGCCTGCTTGAAGCCCGTCTTGGAATTACCCGTGAGCTTCTGTCCACACTTGGGACAATAGGCGTCCGGGAAGATGGGAGCGTCGATATACTGCGGTGTCACTTTAAACACCTTCCCAACCTGACCGCTCAACATCTTCTCGGCCAACTCCTGGCGTTCCTTCCGGATCTTTTCCTGGATTCCAGGTCCGGTTGGGTCCTCAACGGCGGGAAGAGTTTCCTTAGTTGTGGAACTGGCTTCCGGTTCCACCTCGTCGATCTTTTTTGCCCCGTTGGTCATCGGTGTTTCTGGCTCCGGAGCTGCTGCCGGTTCGGGGGCCGCTGCCGTTTCAACCTTCTCAGGTTCGGGCTTCGCTGCCTTGGTCTTGACCTTGGGAGCCTTCCTGGTCTTTTTCTGTTCTCCAGCTTCTTCGGGACTGATCTGGGCCATGTTTCCTGTCGCTCCTGTCGCTTCTACCATGTTTCCTCCTAAAGTAAATTGAATTGGGATTCTTTCCCGTATGCGTTGTCTGGATAGCGATCGTGGATGGGAGAGTAATCCGTGTTGTGAAAGTCCTTGCGGGGATCCCGCATGACTACGCTCTGTTTTTCTTCCAACAGATCCGGATGGACCT